CGCGTGCGCCAACTCCACCAACAAGGGAGGCAAGCGTGCCGCATAAGGAAGTAATCGGTAACGCCGAACTTTACCTGGGCGATTGCCGCGACATTCTACCGACGCTGCCGAAGGTAGATGCGGTGATTACTGATCCGCCGTATGGGATCTTGAACCTGGCTGGCGAGGGCTCGACGCCTGCGGTGCGGAAATCCCCGCGACAGATGGGCAGCGGCAAGCTGAAAGGCCGCATTCTGAATACCTCTTCGGTGGAGTGGGATGTAGCCCCTGACCCAGCCGTATTTGACGCGCTGCGCGCCAACTCAAACTGGCAGATCTTCTGGGGCGGCAACTACTTTGCCCTACCTCCGGCGCGCGGCATGCTGGTCTGGGACAAGGAGCAGCCGTGGGAGAACTTTTCTCAGGTGGAGATTGCGTGGACAAATTTGAGCCGGCCTGCGGCGCTGTTCCGCGAGAGCGCGACGCGAGGCACGCCAGGCAAGGCGCATCCAACGCAAAAGCCGCTTTCACTGATGCGCTGGTGCGTGGCAATGGTGGATGCGCTCACCGTGTTGGACCCATACATGGGTAGCGGCACCACTGGCGTTGCCGCCGTGCAGATGGGGCGCCGCTTCATCGGCATCGAGCGCGAGCCGAAATACTTCGAGATTGCCGTAAGAAGGATTGAAGACGCGCAGCGCATGACCGACATGTTCGCGCACGAACCGCGCGACGCCTACGAGATGACCGCGCAGCAAGCGGATTTGCTGGAGGGTGTGAAGTGAGCATGGACGAATGGCTGAAGAGGAAGGAGCTCGAGACGGTGGCCGGCCGGCGCGTCGAGCAGCCCGCCGAGACGGCCGAGTACACCGGCGGATCGGTGAGCTACTACAAAGCCCCGGTCGCCGCGCCGCTGTCGGGGTGTGCGCCCTACGTCGCTGAGTGCAACGACATCATCGAGGCGCTGGGCATGAGCTACGCCGAGGGCAACGCCTTCAAAGCGATCTGGCGGCGGTGCGCGGCCCGCACGCTGGGCGTGAAGAAGCGGGGCTACACGGATGGCCTGCATGACGCCGAGAAGGTCGCGTTCTTCGGAGCGCGGATGGTGGCGCAAGAGCGCGCCTGCAAGCAGACGGAGGCGTCGGCGTGATACTCGTTCTGCTGTGGGTGCTCATCGTTGTGTACGGCCTTTCGCTCGCCGGGTGGGTCGTGGACCTGTTCTGCGGGTATCGCGTGGCCTGGGGCATCGCTGCGCGCGACGCGCTGATCGTCTTCGCGTCGCTATGCGAACTTCAAAGGATTCTCGCGTGATGCTCCAGGCGACGCGACGCGAGAAGAAGTGCCGCGCATGCCCGACGCGGTTCGTCCCATCGCGTCCGCTCCAGGTCGCATGCTGTCCAACGTGCGCGCAGGCCATCGCCCAGCGCAACCGCGAGAAAGCCGAGAAGCGCGCAGCAACGATCGAGCGGCAGAAGACGCGCGCCGCGCTCGAGGCGTTGAAGACAGCCCCGCAACTCATGGCCGAAGCCGACCGGGCGTTCTGTGCGTACATCAGGGCGCGTGACAAGGCGGCAGGCCATCCCTGCATCTCGTCTGGCCTGCCGCTCGATTGGGGTGGCAACAGCGTCGATGCGGGCCACTACCGCAGCCGTGGCGCGGCATCGCATCTCCGCTACGACGAGCGCAACTGTCACGCACAAGCGAAGCGCGAGAACCGCTACAAGGGCGGCAACGTGGTCGAGTACCGCGCCCATCTCATCCAGCGCATCGGCCTCGAGGCGGTCAAGGCGCTCGAGCAGGACAACCGCACCCACAAATGGACACGCGACGAGCTGCGCGAGATCCGCGACACGTACCGGCAAAAGCTGCGCGAACTGATGAAGGCGAGGCGCGCATGAGCAAGCGCGAGCGCATCCTGCTGCGCGTCGAGCGCGGTGCGCTGGTTCCGGCCGATGCGCACAGCCAGCAGCGCCTGCGCGAAAAAGGCTACCGCGTCGGCGACATCCTCGCCGCCGAGCTCATCAAGCCGCGCCACCCCGGATTCTGGCGCTTGGCGCATCGCATCGGGACGCTGTGCGTGGAAAGCATCGATGCGTTCCAGGGTCTCACGGCTCATCAGGCAATCAAGAAGCTGCAATTCGATGCCGGGATAGGGTGTGACATCACCGAGACGGAAATTCCGGGCCTGGGCACGCTGGTGAGCCGGCAGCCGCGCTCGCTCGCGTTCGAGAACATGGAGCAGGGCGAGTTCTACGAGCTGATGAAGCGCTTGTGCCGGCACATCGCCGAAACCTACTGGCCGCACATGACCGCAGAGCAGGTGCAGGAAATGGCCGAGTCGTTCATCGAGGAAGGCGCGTGATCTGCGCCAACTGCCGCCGACCGCTCAAGCACCCAGCCGCCGAGGTCGGCAGCATGCGGTTCGGCCGCATCTGCGCGCAGCGCCTGGGCCTGATCGAGCAGCCCATCCCTCAATTCCTGGCGCGCGACCGCATGCCGGTGACGCGCGACCCGCACACACCAGACCTTTTCGCCCACGAGGACCAGCCCCGATGACAGACCCCAAGCCCCGCAGCAACGCCGAAATCGTACTGGGCGCGATTGAAGACCTGCATGCCCGCGAGCAGATCGTCACGCGCGAGATCCTGGCCGAGCTCACCGGCCTGAAGCTCACGACGATCGACGATCGCTTGGGCCACCTCGTCGACACTGGCAAGATTCGCCGCGTGCAGCGCGGGGTATTTGTGCCGCTCGAGCAGCACCGCCCGGCCCGGCCCATTTCCCGCACCCTCTGCCCGGACGGCACGACCGTGCTCGAAGTGGGTGACACGGTGATGATTCTCTCGCCGCGCGAGTCGCGCATGATCGGCGAGCTCATGGCCGGCAGCAGCCAGCAGTACGCCGCGATCGAGATCGGGCACGAGGCGGCACGCTTGAATGCGCACCTGTCGGCGCAGATCAGCGAAGTCCGCCGTGAGGTGGCACGCATGGGGCTTACCAGGGAGGAGGACCAACATGCGGTTTGAGATTACGGGGTTTGTAAAGCGAGTCCTGGCGGAAGGCTGGCCCGCTGGCCTGCCCGAGGCTGCGCGCCCGGTCCAAGACGGCCGGCTGCGGTTCGATTCGCTGCGAGTCGAGGCTGCGGGCGACGCGGCAGGGGGGCATCGTATCGTGCTGGAGTTCCATGGCCGCGCTGTGGCGACATGCATGACCGGCGAGTTCTCGCCGGGCATGACGCTGGACCTGCAGGGCATTGAAGCATCGATGGACATGCGCGGCGACGTACCTTGAAGTAGTTGTTGCACTCTCTCCGCATGATGTGTATTATGAACTCAAGGTGATCGCAGGGGCGGCACCACAAACCGGAGAGAGATCATGGCACGCATCATCATCAAGACCCGCACGGAAGGCGAATTCACGTTCTGGTGCCCGACTGGCGGCGGATACGTCCGCCTCGAAACCGAGGGTCACCCGGGAACGCTCGGGCAGCAGATTTGCGAGGGCGGGCGCCTGATGGGAGCGACCCTCGAGGCGACCGAGGCGAACCTGGCCTATGTGGCGCGCAAGTGGCTTCGCCAGCGCCGCGCCCGGATGAACAGGGGGGCGTGAGGAGGCGCCCCCTCGCGCATCACACCAAGAGACCGGAGAGAGATCATGAACGAGAACCAACTGCGTGAGCTGTTCGAGATTGCCCGCATGGCGGGCCTTTCCCGCTACGCGGGGAACAAACGGATGGAGCGCAAGCTCCGTCGCGCCGGCAGTGCCGGCCACAAAGCATATCTCCGGGTGCTGGAGGAATTCCAGCCCGGCGAGGGCTGCCGGGTCACCCTGGCCTTCCGCCGCCCGAAAGCGGGCGGGTTCGAGGCCCACAGCGTGGGCTTCGTTAAGGACGCCCCTCTTGGGGCATGGGCGGTCACCGCCCTCGCGGTAACACCCGTAAGGCTGGCATGACCAACCGCCGCGCCGGCAACCCGGCGCGCAACCCAATCGCGGCCGAAGTCCGGGCCGCGCCACAAACTGGAGAGGATCATGAAAAGTATTGCTGAGCAGGTGGTCGATTTTGCCTACTCGTTGAGCGAGGACGGCACTTATCGCCGTCCGCGTGACTCCGAGCTCCGCGAGGAATTCGGGGGCCGAATGGTCTCGTCGGCAAACGACGGGGCGAGCCTCGTCTCCTGCAGCCCCACCGACGTGTGGGGGTTCGAAGACGGAAGTCTCGTTGAGATAACGTGTTCGGACGCGACATCGCTGTGAGGCGGGGCCGGCAGACCCGAGACGGCGCCGCAGTGCGCCGGGTCCAGGTGACACTGGACGATGCGACGATCGAGCGCGCAAAGGCGCTCGGCGATGGAAACCTGAGCCAAGGGATACGGCAGGCGATCGCAAGCTTGCGGACCCCGACAAGACAGACCGAACGCGGCATGACAGCCGCACAGGAAAAAGGAGAGGAATCATGAGCATCCCGACCACCAAGCAGCGCAACGCTTTCCCCGGCGACCGCACGGTCGTTTTTCAGTCCCCCGCCACCGACGTGGACGGCAGAAAATGGCCAGCCGGCACGGAATTGACCCCAGCCGCCGGCGGCTACGACAACACCACCGGCGGCAGCTACCAGTCCTACACAAACGGGGCTCGATTTGAGGGCCCCCGATAAGGGACCACAAAATACCCCGCTTCGGCGGGGTTTTTCATTCCCTCGCCCCTCTGTAGGGCTGGACGCACGCGCAGCCGCTGAAGAGCATGCCGCGCATGACACGCAAGACCAACCCCGCGACGAAGAAGGCCACCGCAAGCCCGAAGGCTGCGCGCAAGCTCGCGCCCATGCAAAGCGTCTTCGTCCAAGAATACCTGATCGACCTCAACGCAACTCAGGCCGCCATCCGGGCCGGGTACAGTGCAAAGACCGCCGAGCAGCAGGGATACCAGCTCCTGCAGAAACCTTCAGTTCAGGCCGCGATCGCTGCGCGGCAGAAAGAGCGCGAACAGCGCACCGCCGTCACCGCAGACCGCGTGCTGCTCGAGGCCGCGCGCCTCGCCCTGTTCGACCCGCGCAAGCTCTTCAACGACGACGGCAGCCCGAAAGGCATCACCGAACTGGACGACGACACCGCCGCGGCCGTGGCAGGCATTGAGGTGCTGGAGCAGTTCGAGGGCTCGGGCAAGGAGCGCGTGTTCGTCGGCTACCTCAAGAAGTACCGCATCGCCGACAAGAACTCGGCTCTCGAAAAGCTCTTCCGGCATCACGGCCTCTACGAGCGCGACAACGGGCAGAAGACCGACCCGCTGACCAGCCTGCTGCACGCCATTGCAGGCGGCAACGGCAGTGCATTCAAGCCGGTTGCCGACGACCCGGAGCGCGACGAGCAGGACGAAGGCTGACGTATGGCGATCGTGCGCGACGAACCCTTGATGCCGCTGCCGACAACGGCTGAAGAGCTGGCGCGCTGCCTTGCAGATCCTGAGTGGCGCCTATTCTCTGGCTGCCTCTACAAAATCATGGTCAAGGGCGATGACAACATCCGCCCCGATGGCACGATCGAAGAGGCCGACGCCTTTGTCATGCCGTTTAGGCCCAACCGCGCCCAGCGCCGGTTCATTCGCCGGCTGTGGCACCGGAACCTGATCCTCAAGGCGCGACAGCTCGGCTTTACGACGCTGATCGCCGTGCTGTGGCTGGATCACGCCCTGTTCAACGCAAACCAGCGCTGCGGCATCATCGCCCAAGACCGTGAGGCCGCCGAAGCCATCTTCCGCGACAAGGTGCGGTTCGCCTACGAGAGCCTGCCGGCCGAGATCCGCGAACGCTTCCCGCTCGAGCGCGACGCCGCATCCGAACTGCTCTTCGCCCACAACAACAGCAGCGTGCGCGTGGCAACCTCCATGCGCTCGGGCACGATCCACCGGCTGCACGTTTCCGAGTTCGGGAAGATATGCGCGAAGTACCCGGATAAGGCCCAGGAAGTCGTTACCGGCTCCATCCCGGCCGTCCCCATGAATGGCGTGCTGGTGATCGAGAGCACCGCCGAGGGCCGCGACGGCGACTTCTTCAAAATGGTGCAGATCGCCGAGGCCAACGAGGCCAGCCGCAAGGCGCTCACGGCGCGCGACTACCGGCTGCACTTCTACGCCTGGTGGATGGAGCCGAAGTACCGCATCGACGCCTA